TCGAGACCGGAGTCGATAATTTGTTCCTTAGTTAGACCTTGGGTTAATTGATGGAAGATGGTTGCCATCATTTCTGCATGAGCAAATTCTTTAGGGTGTTACTATTATCAATGATGAGTAAAATTAAAAATCCCTTGATATTCTAGGATAAACTGTTAATTCAAATTTGTCGGGTGGATTATGCCAACGACCGCCAACTGTTTTTTTATAATCAACATGGTCAATAACATCTCTAAGAAGCTTATTTTGTTCCCCGACAGAAAGAGAGTGATATACATCTAATATTTTTTTTATTTTTGGTACTAATAGAATTCTTTCGGTCTCATTCTTTTTGATAAGTGTTACCTCTTTTGATAGATCATGTAATTGAGATTCTTTTTCTGTAATTTTTTGTGACAAGGTCTGATTTCTTTTGGTAAATATTTCAGCCGTGTATACCCCTTGTTCCAAGAGGTCAAATGTATTTTCTAACTGGTTTCGAAGATTAACTATTTCTTTTTTAAGAGCATTTATTGAAGATTCAATTACTAGCTTCTTATCTGATACTATTAAGTCATCAGATTTTTTTAAAGGAATATCACATTCTTTTATCCATTTTTCTAGTGAGTCAAGTAATTTTTCTTCAACCATATAAAGGGGCGCAGATATATTTGGACAACTATGTGTAATACAAATAAGGGAGGCGGGCTGGCCAGTTTTTTCATATGGTCTACGTTGCATAGCATTTCCACAAAAAGCACAGCGCACAACACCTGCCAATGGATTTTTCACGGTAGTAAAATCAGGCATAGAAGATGGGCGGTTATTTTTAATCTTATCATGAACAATATACCACAGCTCATCAGCAACAATTGGATCATGGAGTCCATCATAAACAACTACATTTTCATTTATAGGCCGATAAGGAATTACCTTTCCGTTTTCCGTTCTTTTAATTGTTTTCCGATAGTCCCAAGTTAGTTTTCCTATGTAAACTGGATTTTGCAACATGCGAGTTACAGAAGAAGTTGCCCAAGAACCGCCTTTTCTGTTTTTAATACCCATAGCATTGATACGTTTAGCGATTGTACTACGTCCTACGGGGCGAAAGGTATTATCTGGCTGTTTTTCGCCATATGCATACATTTCATACATCATTTTAACAATTTCAGCTTCGGAGGGGACAATTTTTAGGGTATAACCCTTTTCACCCTTTATTTTTTTGCGCTCATATCCAAATGGAGGGATGCTACCGCAATATTTACCTTCTGAAACGGAAGCTTTACGTCCTTGTTGCATTCGGCGGTTAATTGTTTTGTATTCTCGGCGGGACATAAAAAGTCCGAATTCAAAATATTCCTCGTCAAATTCATTATTTGGATCATAAGTTTTTGTAGGTGTGACGATAAGGGTGTTGCTATATTTAAAAGCATTTGCAACAATACCCTGATCCAGTGTATTACCTCTGGCCAAACGCTCAACTTCCATAACAACTACGCCGTGCCATAATCCTGATTCAACATCAGCAAGCAGTTGCTGCATAACAGGACGAGCAGCCAAGGTTTCACCAGATACAATTTCTCTATAAATTTTTCCTATAGTTAGACGCTGGCTATTCGCAACTGACAATAAAGCTTTTTCATGACGTGCTAGGGTTTCGCCCTCGCCACGTTGTTCTGCCTCATCGTCTGTACGGGATTTTCTCAGATAAATGCAATATTGTTCCATGAAATCACCTTCTTAATAAATTGTTTTTCAACTTTTAGCATATATCAGTATCCCTAAAAAATCAAACGAAATAGTAAACTATTAAATGGAAATCGTTATCTGTTTATTTCGGGATTGTCTGTTCTGGCAAGTAAATAATCAACAGAGCAATCCAAACGATCAGCTATTTTGGCAAGACTAACAGCCTGAATCCAAGAACCTCTATGAACCATAGTAGATAAAGTGTTTTTGCCTAATTCGCAATAGTCAAGTAAATCTTTAATTAATATAGCCTTTTCTTTTGCTCTTTGCTTAATTCTCCCCGCTGTTTCCTTTGAGCAGTAATGTGAATCCTTCATGAATTATCACCTTTCGTTTTTAGAATGGCATATAATCCCTTTTTGTTTAAAAATCCCTCAACTGTGGGATATAATGGAAATTATATAAATATTTTACCACATAAAAACAATTGGTGGGATGTTTATACAAAAAGTTTATCGACACAATTAGTCAGACAAAAGGGGGATTAAGTATGAAAGAGATTTTAGAATTACTTAGCTTGGCAAACGAAAGACAATTAAAGATTATCAAGAAATTTATTGAAAGCTTGATAAAAAAAAGAGAGGGGGATTAACCCCCTCTCCCTATCAATCGTTTTCTTTCACCAGTTCTTTTGCCATTTTTTCTAATAGTTCCCATTCGTCGGTTCCAAGCCTGCTTAACATAGATAAAAACCTTTTCTTAAAGGTATCATCTTCGTCAGAAAGCGCATCACCCATAAAAGCGGCGATTTCTTCATCCTTAGTAATTTCTGCAAACATTTCCCCGTTACCGTTTCTAAGCCATTCTTCACGAACTCCGAAGGTTAAACAAATTATAGCAATTATTTTATCGCTAACTTCTTTTTTTCCATTTTCCATTGTGGAGACATGGCCGTGAGTAATTTTAATTTTATTAGCGAAATCGTCTTGTGATAATCCAAGATGTTTTCTTAATTCTTTAATTCTATAGCCGCATGTCAAAATTTTTCCTCCTTTCTTAATTCAGTATTTCTTGCATTGCAATAATTCTATCACAAAAAATGTTGCTATGCAACAAAAAAGCGGAGAAAAGTATTGACAATTGTTTCTAAGTAACATATAATTGTGCCATAGAAACAACTGGAGCTACAATTTTATGAAAGGAATCCAGAAGATAGAACTTAGAATTAATAATTTTGAAGGGTGATGTGAGAAATGGATGAAGTGAAAATGAATGAAGTTTTGAATGCAGTTGCAGATAGGTTAATTAAAGAATGCAAGCGAAATGGAAGTAATACAGAACAGATTTTATTTATGGCAAGGGCTATAGATGATTTAGTAGTGACCAGAGAGAGACTTTTAAGGTCAAAGGATCATTGTTAATTTAGCGCATGGATAAGACAACAGAAAGAGGAAGGTAGGAGATGAGAGTATGTCTGAAAAAGAATTAAAAATTTTAACCACATTCAAACAGATAATTCCACAGCTTAGTGACCTCCAAAAGGAGAGACTAATCGGGTTCGGGGAAGGTTTGGAGTATGCAATGGCTTGTAAGAAGGAAAAAAAGTGTAGCTAATTACAGAATAGGACAAATTCAGCAAAGCATAGCTTTTATCAGGAGGTGTTTAAAATGGCAGAAGCAATGCGGTTTGTCAGCGGGAATACAACTTGCATTATAATGGATGATTGCTGCAGTCATCCAGACCAAGCGAAGCGGGATGCAGAAATAAAAAGGCGTGTTGCTGATAATGCGTTACGTGGCATTAGAGCAAATCCAGAAAGGTATTATAAAAGGCTTGCTGAGATTAAAAAAGCAGGTACATAACGGGCGAAAGCCCTATACATCGGACAAGCATACATAAGAGAGGATGAATTTATGAAAGCAACAGGAGTAACACGGAAATTAGATAATTTGGGCAGGGTGGTCCTGCCCATAGAGCTTCGAAGAAATTTAGGAATTGGTATTTGTGACACATTAGAAATATTCACAGAGGGTGAAAATATTGTTTTGCGGCGTTATAACGCTACGGACGGTTTGCTTGAAATTGCCCAACGTATGAAGGATAGGGTAGCCGTTGAAGATTGTGGCGAAATGAAGCCTGTTTTAATGGACAAGCTTGAGGAAATTGAAAAAATTATTATGTCCGGTACGGACAAACATTAAGGAGGAAATTCATATGCCAGCAAAAGAGTTTGAAATTTCAAAAACATACGGTGTTATTTCACCGGGAGATTTTCAAAAAGAGGTCAATCTTATCAGTTGGAACGGTAGAAAAGAAAAGGTTGATATTCGTGGGTGGGATGATACCCATACAAAGTGCACCAAAGGGATTGCTTTAAGTATGGATGAGGCGAGAGTGCTTAGAGATATTTTGAATGGTATAGAGTTTTAAGGAGGTTACCACTATGGCAAGGTCGGTAGAAGCCCAACCGCCGAGGCCTTCGGCTTTAGAAAATATGACTCGTGCAAAAGCGGAGGTTTATGGTTTAAAGGTTGGTGCAAGGGTAAGGCAATACATAACCAGTTATGATGATAGCCACAAAAGCAAGTGTAAGGTTAGAGAGGGTACCGTGATAGGCATATGGGATCATGGTTTTGCGGTACAGCTTCCTAACCATAAAACATTCTTTCGGTATAACCTTCTTCGGAGACAAGAACAGGGGGAGCGGGTTGAGATTTTGAAAGGTTGAAGCAGGAGCAAATGAAGTGGAGCAAATAAAATTAAGTGGCTTTTCTAAGCAGCATCCCCGTGTTTATATAATTTTTTGTCAGAGGCTTAATCTTCTCTGCCATGGAGATAGTCAGTAGAAACGTTAAGCACATAAGAAATTTTGTCGAGGTTTGCAAATCGTGGCATATAGTCTCCTCGTAACCAACGTTGTACGGTCACGGTAGAAACATCAGATAACATGGCAAGGTCGCGAGGACTCATATCCATTTTTTTCATAGCGAGTTTGAGACGCTCTGAAAAAGCATAAAAAAAGAAGAAGAAAAAGAAAGCAATCACCACCTTTCGGGCGGGGATGTTGCTTTGAGAAGCCAATATATAATTTTATTTTACCACAATCAGGATAAGAGTACATATGGAAAATCCAAAAGGAAATTATGAAAGGGTGATTATATGGAACCAAGAGAAATAGAGGAGGTTGAGCAAATATACGATTTAAAATCAAGGAAAGAAAAGCGGGAGAAGCGAAGGGATAGGAAACAGTTTTTTGCAGAACTGCTTAAGTGTATCTTTCTAATAATTGTTGCAATAATTTCAGCGGCGATTATTGTGCCGAAGTCTGAAGCGGCACCCGAAAAGGCTCTAATTATTTACGAGTTCTGTGCAGTTTTTGCAATTATTATTTTAGTTAGTTTTTGGTTGGATAAACCAAGGAGGAAGAAGTGACAAATTGAATGAGGAATTTATGCAATAAAAAAGGCACTGGGAAACCCAGCACCACCTACAAATTTATTATAGCATAGATTCCTTTTTTGAACAAGGAGGGAATTTCATGATAGAAAAGGCAATAGCAAAGATTAATGTAGAAATTCAAATGGCTCCGAACAATGTTTATCGGGCCAGAGTTGGGGAATACATTATTGACCATATCCTTTCGGAGGATGATGCAGCAAAGGTTTTGGACAAAAAGAAGTCTTTGGGGAAAGCCTTGGAAGTTATTTTTTCCAAGGCGAGAGCCCAAGCTATTGGTGATAATGCTTGGATTGAGGATAGCGTAGTATTCGGCTGGGCAATGAAATATTTCGGCCTTCAAGACGAAGAATTACCAAATCCGCAAACGACTGCGAAAAGGCGAGAAGAAAAGACGGCAGAAAAGCCTGTGAAAAAAGGCGTTGTTTTAGCACTGGAAGATTTCTTTTCGTAAAGGCGGTGGCGGTGATGGACAAAAAAATGAAGGAGCTGTCTTGGCCTACGTTCCACGAAGAAAGCAACGTAAAATATAAGGTTTCCGTAAATCAACCAGTTATTAAAGGGGAACGCCTGCTAGTGGTCACCTTTACCAAAAACACAGGGTATCAAGCTGTGGGATATGCTCAAGAAACAATCGATTTACGTGTAATTTGTAAAAAGAAATATGGCGTCCCAACCATCATTGATAAGGAAGGAAGCCAAAGACGGTTATTTTTAAATATACTGCTGGGCTGTTATTATCACTATTTTTTCATAGAAGATGCAGACAAAAAGCGGATTGCCTCCTACATAAAAAGCAATGAAAACAATACTTCTTATCTTGTTAAAGAGTTTCTCACATGGATTCAGAAAGCGTGGGATACAGAGGCCATGGAGAAAAGGAAAGCTCAAGGCAAGCTTATGGATGAAGACTATGCTTTGTGTCCGGAGGAACTGCCCAATGGGTTAGAGGAATGGATTAGGAGATATATCCTTCCCGAGGATAATGTGATTATACATAAACAAGGTGGATGGAAAGGCAAATGCTATGCTTGCGGTCAAGATGTAAAAGCCAATGCAAACCGCCGTTTCAAACATCAACATAGTAGCAAATGCCCTAATTGTGGTACGGAAGTTATTTGTTATCGAGATACCAGTGATAATTGGAACGCCACAACTGTTGAAAATATCGTTGCAGTACAAAAGGGGACGGATGGAAAAACGGTATTTTTTAGACAATGGCGGTTACTTCGTGACCATACAGCACGGTGGGAGAACATTCCCCGAAGCCTAAAGGAAGTCGCACGATATGCAATTAGAGAGAAGGAAACGGCCAAGTGGCAGAAAGAGGGGAAAGAGAGTCATTTCTATGGCTGCGAAAGGTACACTCTCGACAACTGGACGAAATGGCGTGGGAATTGCATTTATGATAATGGATTTACATTCTTCCCCGGGGGAGTACAGGAAAATCTTGCAGGGACGCAGATGCAGTATGCGGATTTGGAAGGATACCTTCGGTCAGCAAGAGGGTACAGCAAGAACCCAATTTATTTCTTAGAGTATTTTGTAAAATATCCTGTTACAGAATTTTTATGGAAAGCAGGATACCACAAATTACTCCATGAGAAGATATGGGGGTTAAAAAAGGAAGACCGAAATGCAATTCTATGGCAGCGGAAGAAATTAAAGGAGTGTTTCCGTTTCCCTATAAGGCTTTTAAAGGTTTTGCCGCCAGAGGAATGGACTATGGACAAAGTAGCCATTACCAGTGAGATGTGGAAACGCCGGGGAAGCGGACTTACCGAAGATGAATTAAAAGCCGCCCTGCATTTGGGCAACAGTGTGAAGGAGTTAGAGAGAGCGCTGAACTATGCAAGCGTTGTAAAAATATCAAAGTACATAGAAAAACAGCACGAGGAAGGAAAAGGAACGGAGTCTAAATTGTATAGCGTTCCTGCTGATACAATTCGTACATACCGTGATTACCTATATGAATGCGAACAGCTTCAACTTCCTTTGACAGATAATATGATTCTATTCCCTCCCCATTTAATGGCAGCTCATGAAAGAACGATGGCACAAGTGAAATTTGAGAAAAACAAAGCAGATCAGGAAAAATTTCAAAAGCAGATTAAAAAATTAGAAAAATATATTTGGGAAGATGGCGGGTTACTCATTCGGCCTCCTGTACAACAAGAAGAAATAGCAAAAGAGGGAGTGGTACTGCATCATTGTGTAGGGGGTTACATACAGCAGGTAGCGGAGGGCACCACAGCAATATTATTTCTTCGTCACGCTGCAGAACCGGACAAACCGTTTTACACTCTGGAATTAAATCCCAAAACCCTTAAGGTGGTACAGTGTCGGACTGATCAAAATAAGAGTTATGACCGGGAGCCTGAGATAAAAGAATTTGTTGAAACATGGCTACAAAAGGTAGTGCATAAGCGTAAAAAGAAAAAAGCCGCATAGGAGGAATATACAGTGAGACAAGCAAGATTTCAGGTTAAGGAAGAGATCGAAGAAAAGTTTCAGAAGCAGATTCAAGCTTTAAAAAAGTTTTCATGGGAAAAGTGTGGTTTAATGATTCGCCCACCTAGAAGTCAGGAGGAGGTGTCAGACGAAGGGGAGGCATTGCGCCACGCTGTTGTATGGTATCTTGAAAAAATGTCAGAGGGAGCAACGGCTATTTTATTCATTCGTCGGGTTTCAGAGCCTGACAAGCCATTTTATACATTGGAATTAAATCCGAAAACCCTTAAGGTTGTGCAATGCCGTACGAAGCATAATGCAAGCTATGAAGAAAATCCTGAGGTAATGGATTTTGTTGAAACATGGGTGAAAGAAGTGGTTTGGAGAGTATAAAAAGCATAGCCACATAAGGAGGAATATATATGGATGAATTGACAATGGGAAGTCAGTGTGAATTGAATAATCGACCTATTGAGGTAATTACACAGGAAATACAGTTTTTTAAAGGACAAGCCACCATGGCGATTATTGAAATCGGTCGCAGATTGGAGGAGGCAAAAATACGCATTCCTCATGGTCAATGGGGGGACTGGTTAAAAAATGAAGTCCAATTTTCGGAACGTACTGCCCAGAACTTTATGAGAATAGCACGGGAATATCCAAATCCGCAGACAGTTGCGGTTTTGGGAAATTCCATGTCAAAGGCACTAGCTTTACTAACCCTTCCTTCAGAGGAAAGAGAAGGATTTCTTCAGGAAACCCATGTAATTGATGGGGAGGAAAAGACGGTTGCTGATATGAGCACCAGAGAAATGGAACGTCTTGTGAAGGAACTGGAAGCGGAGCGAAAAGCAAAGGGTGAGCTTCAGCTTCGTATTGATACATTAGAAATGGAAGCTGCCCAAGCAACCATAGAGGATACCCCTTCGGAAGAATTGCTTCAAGCGGAGGAAAAACAGCGGGAAGCAGAGGAAAAGGTGGCTGCCCTTCAGGCCGAGTTGGAAGCGGCACGTGGGGAGACTCAGCCGGCAATGGAAGATAGTGTTTTAGAACAGTTGCGTAAAGATGCAGAGGAAAAGGCACAGGAGAAGCTAAAAAAGAAAATACAAAAAGCTGAAAAAGAAGCTGAGAAGGCCAAAAAGGAAGCTGAGGAAGCCAAGAAAAAGCTTCAGGAACAGGAAGCCGCTATTTCCTCTAAGGTTTCCCAGGTTGAGAAGATGGCAGAACAAAAGGAGCTGGCTATACAGGATTTGCAGAAAAAACTTGCTATAGCCGGAGATTCTAAGATAGCTACTTTTAAGGTTCATTTTGAAGGGGTACAGGGACAAATAAATAAAATGCTAGACTGCATTGAGGAATTAAACCAAGAGGATTCGGAAGGTGCTGGTAAGCTCAAGGCCGCACTGAAAAAATTATGCGAGGGTGTGTTGGAAGAGTTGGGGGAATAGGGGGCTTTTTTATGAGTGGCTTTTTAGATAGTCCATCCTTTAGGGTAAAGGAAAAAGAAGCAGACAAAAAAGAATATACATGGGAAACCAGCAAAGCCCAGCATATTTGGGAACATGGTATTTTCGCAAGCATTGAAAAATGCGTTGAAGATTATTTAAAGAATTATGACAAAGATTTCCCTCAACAAGAAGTGATTTATGTGGGGGAGTGTGAGAGATATACATTTTGTGTGAATGGCAGAAAAGTAATAGATGACCTTGAGGAGCAGGCTTTGTATGAATGCGGAGAATGTGCAGAGAGCTGGGAACCGTCCTTATTTAAAACTAGTGAGAATTGGAATGAGTTAAATGGACAGTTGACAAAAGTTGTTACAGACTGGCTTGAGAAACACTATGATATGCCGCACTTCTATTCGATAGTGAATGTTGTGGAAGTACCTGTCAAATTAGATTTAGAGGAATAATTAGTATTTTCTAAGGAGGTGAATTTAGTATGAGTAAATTTGATGTTTGCCCTTTTTGTGGCGCAACGTTAGACCATGGGGAAACCTGTGATTGTGTTTGTGGTATTAATATAGAAGAAACGACACAGGCGTGTACGTGCCAAGCTGGTGAAAAAACAGAATAAAAACAAATAAGCGCCCCTCTCTTGTGACAGCAAGAAAGGGGCAAGGTTTTAGAATAAAAAAGAAAACCACCCTGCACTACTTTAACGGAGTAGGAACAAGGTGGAATTCACCGTGAAATATATCACTTACCATCTAATGTAAGTATATAAAATTGCGGTGACAAAGTCAAGGGAAAATCGCCGGCGCATAGCGGCATAGCGGGCTTGTAATGGGTATTATGATTCCTACGATTCCTTCGCACTAATCTATAAATAGAAATAGAACGAGGGGGGGCACCCAAAAACACACCCGTTTCATTCTTTGGGAGAGGTGAAACAAAGTGCGTAATTTTGTAAGACAAAAAACAATCGACTGTGGTGAAAGCTATCGGGAGATAGATATATATAATTATTCTATGACACAAAAAGAATATGCCAGAAGAAAGCGGTCAAAAAAAGAAAAGATTTCTTCACTCAAACAAAGGGACTTGAATGATAAAAATGCCAAGAGATATTTTACCCAGCTGGGCAATCTGAATTTTGGCGATGATAAAACGGCACTTCATACGGTACTTACATATAACGACGAAAATCTTCCGTCGACCATAGAGGAAGCGGAAAACATTGTTTCAAACTATCTGCGCAGAGTTAATTACAGGAGGATAAAAGAGGGTTTGCCTGCCTTGAAATATATTTTAGTCACTGCATACAGATTCGCAAAGGATGGCGAGACACCTGTCCGCATCCATCATCATATCATCATGAATGGTGGCCTTCCTCGTGAAATGGTGGAGGATATGTGGACAAATCAGCGTATCAATTGGAACCGCTATAAAAAAGACCAGGAGTACAGAAATAGTATTAAACATATTGGGTATGTAAATGCAGATAGATTACAGTCGGGTGACACAGGGATAACCCCTCTTTGTGTATACCTTGCATCACAGCCGGGAGGTAAAAAAAGATGGTCTTCATCAAGGAATTTGAAAAGACCGGAAGGGAGAAACAATGATACACGGTATAGCAAAAGGGAAGTGGAAAAGATTATACGTAATCAGGAAGGACGTGAGTTTTGGGAGAAGAAGTATCCGGGTTGGACACTGACGGATGATACTTATGGTAAGCAGTATGAGCATAACGAAATAACAGGATGGGCTATATATTTAAAGCTTCGGAGAATAAGGCAGTGAGAGGAAAGGGGTGCCAATTATGGAACAGGAACATAGAAAACCGAATTGTGAGAAATGTTTGTGCCGCAGGTGTTTCAGCAATGAAGAGGGTACTTGTATGAACTGTGTGCGGTGTAAGGTAAACGGTGGAGCCAATAAGGTTTGGTGTTTGATGGATTGTAATTTCATTGGGAGGGATGAACTTGAAGCTTAAAACAAAATCCCATGAGCTGAAAATCATGCCCAAGTATTTTCGGTATGTGAAGTGGGGTATCAAGAAGTTTGAGCTACGAAAGAATGACCGGGGGTATGAAGTTGGAGACTATGTGAAACTGCGTGAATACAACGGAGAATCTTATAGTGGAGAATTTCTTTGGATAAAAATCACTTATATTCTGGATTTTGAAGAAGGTAAAGAATTTGGATTGTCCCCAGGTTATTGTATTTTAGGATTTAAAATTAAAAGAAGATGGAAAAATCATGAAATGGGGAGGATAAAATGGCTTACAATCAGCAAGCAGCGAAGCGGCAGCACCAAAACGCAACGAATAACGCTCAAGGACATTTGTTTGAAAGTGCAATTCTGGCGGGGTGTAGTACATACAGAGAAGATGGTCGGGCAGAAATTAATAAAACGCCTGAGCCATTTCGGGTTTTGAATAAAGGTAATGATGGAATGTTCATGGGGAGATTTACGGCACATGCCCAACCAGATTTTCAAGGAACCCTGGAGGATGGAAGGTCTATCGTATTTGAAGCAAAGACAACAACGACCGACCGTTTGAAGCGGGATGTATTAACAGCAGAGCAGCAGAAAGCATTAGAAAGCCATATGAGTTTGGGAGCGGTAGCGGCGGTATGCGTTGGGCTTGAAGATAAGTTTTTCTTCATCCCTTGGAAGATCTGGCGGGATATGAAAGAGCATTATGGGCGTAAGTATGTCACTGCAAATGATGTTGAGGAATACCAGGTAAAGTTTAATGGTTCTGTTTTATTTTTAGACTATATCAGGAAGCCGAAAGGAGTATGAGAGTATGGGCAGTGCAAATACAGAAGTTCAAGGGTATAGACCGCCAACGCCAAAATCAGCGAATGAGGTAAATAGATATTGTAAAATATTCAATTGTGATCGCAGGCATGGGAATATTTGCTGTACAGATTGTATTAATTTATCCTCATGCAAAAACCCATGTTTGAATAGGCCAGAAATATGTGGACAAGTGAAAGAGGAGGAGACCGCTGGTGAAGAAGGATAATATAAGGGATTATGCAACAGAGGCCTTTCGGTATTATGCGGCCTGTGGAAGGAAATCCTCAGTGGAGTGTATGCAGCAGGTAAAAGAACTGATATATGAGCAAACATCACGAGAAATCATTCGCACCGGAAGCGGGACACACTCCGATAGTACAGCGTATTTAGCTATGGCTGCGGATGACGCATCGTGTGAAATGGCTGCAGAGTTCTTGGATATTATGGCCGTGGAAAAAACGCTTATGCAATTAAACGAGCATCAACGTGCAGCTATAGAAATTGTTTATTTTACAGATGCAAAGAAGGAGTTGCAAAAAGGAGAAATTAGTAAGCGAGTTCATAAGGCTGAGATGGAAATACCAGCCAGTGAACAAAGCATATATAACTGGTTAAGAAAAGCGAGAAAGATTTTTGCTTCGGAGAGGGGATTGCGTATTTCATAAATTAAAAGTTTGTAGTAGTGGGGATTGCGAATTTCATAAATTAAAAGTTTGTAGTAGTGGGGGGTATTTATAATGTATTATGATAACATGTAAAAATTATTATATATAAACTTTTAGATGAGAATATTTGTTGAAAGGTGATGGGGAAATGCTTAAGTCATGCAGATATTGCGGGGAAATACATGATTCAAAAGTAATTTGCCCCAAGAAGCCTATGAGAAAGAAATTTGAAACAGAGCAAAGTAATTTCCGTTCTACGAATGCTTGGACAAAGAAGAGCAAGCAAATTAAGGAGCGGGACGGATATTTATGTCAGATATGCCTAAGAAAGCGGTACGGCACGGAGCGGCAGTACAATTCACAATGCTTAGAGGTTCATCACATTGTCAAGATTAAAGATGATTATAAACAGCGGCTTGAAGATTCTAATTTAATTACTTTATGTGAGCGTCACCATGGCATGGCTGATGCGGGTCAGATTCCAGCAAGGGAGTTGCAGGAGATTGCCATAGAGCAAGAGACAAGAGTAGCGGATTAGAGATGAAGTATAAGGGTACCCCCCAGGGGTTAAGGGTTGATAATCCGAAGTTAGGTAAGACCACAAGTCACCATCTACGCACAAAATATTCCCAAAATGAGATTCAAAAAAAGATTGGGGGTGGATTTCTATGGGGAGGCCGGGAAAACCATATAAAGTTTTGGTGAGCGAAGGCAAGAGCCACCGAACGAAAACAGAGCTGGAAGCCCGTAAGAATGGGGAAGCTGCATTTGCCACCGGAGAGGAAATGAAGGTAAGACCGGAAGTCAAAGAGAATGTGGTGGCGTTTCAGGAATTTAAAAGAATCACAAAATTATTGAAAAAAATTAGTAAAAATGATGCCATTTATGAGGCAGTTATTAACCGTTATTGTCTCCTTTATGCCGAATGTTTGGACTTCGAACAGAAGCAAGACCGCTTTTTTCGGGACTTACACGAGCTGGAAGAGGATAAAAAGGAGCTAGTTGATAGCGAAGAAATGTCATTATCGGCATATTACAGGCTGAAAAACCAGATTCAGAAAAATATTCTTGGTTTGGATAAGCAGGTGCAAAGCAAGAGAAAAATGCTCTGCGACATTGAAAAAGAAAACATAATGACCATTGCCTCTGCCATCCGAAATATTCCGAAAAAAGAGGACAAGAATGAAGGGAATCCTTTGTTTGGGGTGGTGGGTCGTGGTGGTTAAAGACAGTAAGGCTTACATATATGCAAAATGGTGCGTCAAGAAAAATAACAAGAAGGCACCCTTGTATGTGAAAAAGCAAGCGGAGCAATGGATTAAAATTGCGGATGGGAAGTCGAAAGAGGCCTTTGTAGATGAAGCGGCATATGATTTGATTTGCCAATTATTAAAGTTGATGATGCACCCAGACTTAGGCTGTACCATGTTTGACGGCATGGAGGATTATGCGTGGCTATTAATCGTGGCGGTACTTTGCACTAAGAAAAGGGACAAAGGTGGGGCAGACATTCGCTATTACACCACGGCGGTTTTGGAAATTTGTCGTAAGAACTTCAAAACGTTCTATTCCGCAGTTATTTTTATCTTGCTTTTGCTAACTGAAAAGCAGTTTTCAAGATTTTTTTCCGTGGCACCGGACTTAAAGCTTTCCAGTGAGTTAAAAATTGCAATCAGAAAAATTATAAAGTGTAGCCCAGCCTTGGCAGATGCCAAGGTTTTTAAAATTCTAAGGAGTGAGGTTCGCTGTATCCTAACGGAAAGTGAATACACTCCTTTGGCTTATTCTGAGGACAAAATGGATGGCAAGCTTGCCAATGCTTTTTTGGCCGATGAAGCGGGGGCAATGGACAGTTACCCCGTGGAAGCCATGCGTTCCTCCCAAATTACATTGATTAATAAGCTGGGTATTATCATCAGCACTCAATACCCCAACGACAACAATGTTTTGATTGATGAAATTGACATTTCAAAAAAGGTGCTGGATGGGCTTTTGGATGATAAGCGTCGGTTTTCTCTTTTGTATGAACCTGATCAGGAATACATGAAGGGGGACAGCTGGAAAACAGAGGATTTGGTAATATATCAGTCTAACCCCGTAGCGGTAAGTATAAAAAATGTTTTTGATAGTATCAAAACCATGCGTTCCTACGCTGTTCTGTACGAGAATAAGCGGGAAAATTACTTATGCAAGCACAACAACATCATGTACAAGGGGCTTGGTGTTGAGGGGTATGTGGAAATCACCAAGGTAAAAGAGTGCTGTATTACCATTGACCGCAAATTTTGGAAGGGAAAAAAGGTGTTCCTTGGGCTTGACCTTTCCATGTCTGACGATAATACTTCTGTTGCCATGGTGACATATCACGAAGGAAAGATTTATGCCATGGTTTGGGGATTTATTCCAAGGGATAGGGTTGAATTCAAGGCGGAAAAGGAAAAAGTGGACTATAAGAAATTGATTAAGCAGGGAGTTTGTTTTGATTGTGGTGATGAGGTAATAGATTATGGTTTTGTGGAGCGGTTTATCTTAGGACTGCCCGATGAATACGGCGTGGAGATTATACAGGTTGGCTATGACCAATATAACGCTATTTCCACGGTGCAGAAATTGGAAGGGGATGAAGAAAATCCTCTGGAATGTGTGCAGATCATTCAGCACAGCAAAACCTTACATGTGCCCACGAAGCTTTTAAGGGAGTATATTTTAAGAAAGAATTTTTGTTACAGTGATAACCGTATGCTTGAAATCAACTTTCAAAATGCACGATGCACTGAGGACACTAATCTAAATAAATATGTGAACAAAAAGAAATCGGCAGGTAAGGTTGATATGGTTGTCAGCTTAATTAATGCCGTTTTTTTATTGAATGTAAATGTGATTCTTGGCGAAAGTGGCTGGGGTGCAAATGTAATTTAGGGGGGACATAGATGGTTTACAAGTGTTTGAATTGCACAAAAATTTATGGGTTAAAATTTGCAGGGGATGGCCGCAAATGTCCCTATTGTGGTGGGTACGTTGTTCCCATTGGAAAAGTTCTAAGTCTGAAACAGATAAAAGAAATGAAAAACAAACGGGAGGATAAACAAAAATGAGTTTGAAATGGTGGAAAAAGAAAGAAGAGGTTCGAGCAGATCCACCGCCAGCTCCTGCGGAAAAGACAGTGGAGCAGGTTATTCTTGAAATCTTGGGTTATACGGGAGGGGTAACAAAGAAAACGGCATTACAAATTCCAACTGTAGCGGGATGTATTGAAAAATTGGCCGGAACTGTGTGCCGCCTACCTATTCGGTTATACAAAAAAGAAAATGGCAAGGTGGAAGAGGTACTAGAAGATGCGAGGCTTAAACTGCTCAACGATGATACAGGGGATACGTTAAACAGCAGTGAGTTTTGGAGAGCTATGCTTGAAGATTATTTCCTCGGAAAAGGTGGATTTGCGTATATAAATCGCATAAAAGGCGAATTTTCAAGCCTTCACTATGTAAGGGAAGAGGAAATATCCATTGTGACGAACCTTGAACCGATTTTCAAAGATTATGACATTCTTGTGCTCGGAGAACGCTATTATCCCCATGATTTTTTAAAAATTAAGCGTAAAACCAAGGATGGAGCGGAGTCTATCCCGTTGTATAGGGAGCATGATTTAATTATGGGGGTAGCCTATGCTTCTTTGCTTTTTGAAGAAACCTTGGTAAAAAGAGGCGGGAACAAAAGGGGCTTCATTGAATCAGAAAGCAAGCTGGGAGAAGAGGCAATTAAGCAAATAAAGGAATCTTGGAAAAATCTTTACAGCAACAATACGGAAAATGTGGTGGTGCTGAATAAAGGGGTTAAATTCAATGAAAGCTCCAATACTTCAGTGGAAATGCAGTTAAATGAGAATAAAAAAAGCAACGCAGAGGAAATTTGCAAGATTTTTGGTTTCTCTGTGCGAATATTGAGTGGTGGAGCAACAGAGGAAGACAGAAAAGAATTTATTAATGCTGTGGTAAGGGTTTTGGGGGATATAGAGACAGCCCTTGATCGTGATTTGCTTTTGGAAAAAGAAAAGGGAACCTATTACTTTGCTTTTGATACCAAGGAAATTACAAGAGGCAGTATGAAAGAACGGTATCAGGCTTATGAGTCTGCCTTAAGGGAAAATTTTATGCAGTTGGATGAAGTTCGGGCTTTAGAGGATTTACCGCCACTCGGATTCAATTATATTAAACTTGGTTTGAATGATGTGATTTTAGATCCCAAGACAGGAACGATTTATACACCAAATACGAAAACGTTTGCGAATTTAGAAGATATGGAGGTTACAGAAGGAATGAAGGGAGGTGGAAAGCATGAAGATTGAAATTAGAGCAGACGATAGTGTTTTTATTAGCGGCTATGTGAATGCTGTGGGCAGGGAAAGCCGTCCTGTCATTACACCCCATGGAAAAGTAGTAGAAATGGTGGAAAGCGGTGTTTTTCGGGCAGCTTTAGACCGAGCAGATAATGTAAACATGGTGGTTGACCACGATCCAAACAAAGTGGTGGCAAGCACAAAGGAGGGGCTTTCTCTTTATGAGGATAACATCGGACTTCGTGCGGAGGCTGTGGTAACAGATCCAGAAACTGTTGAAAATGCAAGAAAAGGTAAAATTAAAGGATGGTCCTTTGGAATGCGTAAAGTTGTAGACACTTTAGAGGAACGGGCGGATAAGCTACCCCTTCGACATATTAAGGGGATGGATTTAGACCATATCACATTAGTGGTCAAAAAGAAACCTGTTTACAGTGCCACTTCCGTTGAGCTTCGTGCTGATGAGGAAGAACGCATAGAACTACGTTGTGAAGAAACTGAGGTTGTAACTAAAGAAGAAAAGAGAGCCATTGACTATTCAGAATTTGAAAACAAACTAAAAACAATTAAAGGAGCGTGACGTTATGAAATATTTGAAAATGTTGGAGGAAAAAAGGGCGGAAAAGGTAAAAGAAATGGAAGGGGTACTGGAAAAGGCAAAGGTGGAAGAACGTGCCATGACGGAGGATGAAACCAAAGGTTTTGAGACTTTGGAAAAAGAAATTGCCGGAATTGATGCTACAATCAAAGCGGAAGAACGTGCCAGAGGTAGAGAGAAATTTAAGGAAAAGGAGGTGGAAGAAACACCTGAACAGCTTGAAGAAAGAGCTTTTGTAAACTATGTTTTGAATAACCAGGTAGAACTTAGAGCTGGAGAGATTCAGTTGACACAGGGAAATAACGGTTCCATTGTTCCTACTTCCATTGCAAATAAAATTATTAAAGCGGTAAGGGATATGGTGCCATTTTTACAACTGGCCGACGTTATTCAAACAAATGGTAAATTAAGCGTACCTGTATATGGTGAGGATTCCACAAATTATATCGATGCTGATTATGTGAGTGAAGGAACAGATCTGACAGATAATGTGGGTAAATTTACAACCATTGATTTAACAGGTTATGTCTTGGGTGCCTTGGCTTTGGTATCAAACAAGCTAGCAAATAACACGGATATTGACGTGGTGGGCTTCATTGTAAACCAAGTAGCTCAGGCAATGGCAGAGAAGTTAGAGACGGAATTTGTAAATGGCACAAGCGGAAAGATTACCGGTATTCTCGAGGCAACAAAAGGAATTACCTCTGGGGCGCCTGTGGCTGTTACATATGATGAATTGGTTGGTTTAAAACATAGCTTGAAGCAGAGATTCAGAAACAATGGCGTGTTTATTATGAATCCTGCTACCTATACGGCGATTTGCAAATTAAAGGATGCCAATGGGCAGCCATATTTTAAAGAAGACGAGTATAAAATTCTTGGGCAAAGAGTCATTGAAACTGACAGTATGCCCACCATTGCAGCGGGTGCCAAGGCCATTGTTTTTGGTGATTTGAGCGGTTACACAATCAAACAGACTGCGTCCGTTGAAGTGAAAATTCTCAGAGAAAAGTTTGCAACAAAAAATATGCTGGGAATTTTGGCATTTGGAGAGTTTGATGCAAAAATTACGGATTCCAAAAAAATTGCAGTATTGACAATGAAAGCCGCTTAAGGAGGGGATTTTCCATGAAAGTACGAGCTTTAATCAGTTTTAGTGGTACCGTATCAATGACGCAGGGGCAAACAATTTATATTGAGGAGGGGGAGGCCTTAACTGGTCTCCTCTCTTGCAGTTATGTGGAAGAGGTGGAAGAAAGAGTCGCTTATATTGAAACAAAACCCATTTACATTGAACAGGAACCGGAACAGGAACCGGAACAGGAGCAGGAAACAGAGCAGGAAGCAGAACAGGAACAGGAACAGGAGCAGGAACCAAAAACCCCAACAGAACCAGAGCCTGAGCAGGTACCGGCGAAAAAAGTATCAAGAAGCAAAAGCAAGGCGGTGAGCGCCGATGAAGGTAAGTGAGATTAGCATTCAGGCTTTGAAAGAATATTGCCGGGTGGAGGATAATAGCGAAGATATGCTATTTACGGCTTTGTTAGGAGCGGCAAAACAGTTTATTAAAACCCAAACAGGGTTAGATGATGCTGGAATAGAGGAAAAAGAGGATTTAGCTGTGGCAGTATTAATTATAGGGGCTGAAATGTACGAAAACAGAGCCTACACCATGGCCACAAACAGGACAGTCAATATAAACCCAGCGGCAGAGGCTATTATTAACCAGTACCGCATGAACTTGCTTTAAGGGGGTGGGTTTATGAATGCAGGGGAGCTGCGCCACAAAGTAACCATTCAGAGCGTCAGGAAAACAAGGGGTGATAACCTTGTGATGCAAAAGGAGTATGTGGATGTGAAAACTGTATGGGCTAAGGTAAATAATCTCTTTGGAAAAGAATATTGGACAGCCAAGGAGTATGCCGCAGAGAATACTGTAGAGTTTACCATGCGATATGGTAGTGTAAAAAACATTCCTGTGAATGATGAGCCAAATGCCGATGTGAGAGAAATTTCCCTTAAGGACAGACTTGTTTTTCGTGGGAAGGTTTATAACATTACTTCTATTGACAACATTCTTTATGGAAACGAGTATGTAAAAATCAAAGGGATTGCTGTGGATATGGGGGGATAAGCATGAGTAAGGAATTATCCCTATATGACATAGATAGGGCTTTCACCAAAATCATAGAGGAATTCCCTGAAAGAAAGAGAACACTAGTGAAAAATGCAGGAGAAAAGATGTTTCAAGGAGTTTTGCGGAATATTGAACGAGATATCAAGGAGGGCACAGGAACACTAAAACGAGGGGTAGAAAAGAAGCTGGGTTCCGGTGGGGGTTATGCAGCAGTACGCCCGAATCATGCCATAGCACCCCACACCCACCTGGTTGAGAATGGACATAGAGTTGTAGCCCGTGGGAAAAGTAAGAAAACCCGTGGAAAAAAAGCAAAAAAGAATTCTGGCCGTGTAAAAAAAGGATTTGGTGAAGGAGCGGGAGAATGGGTAAATGGAAAGTTTATATACCGCAACGCCCTAACAAGTCTTGAAAGTGAGTTGCGCAGAGATTCTAAGAATGCTCTGGAAAGGCTGGTGAAGGATTCCTTTGGTTAAGACAATGGATATTATAAACGCCTTAATAAAAGAATTTGATAAGTGTATACCGGAAGTAGAGCCTTATTTGGGCAGGATTGAGGAGGATTATAAAAGTCCTGCCTTTTTGTTTTTGCTGATTTATGATGGGGGAGAACGCAGTGGAAAATTTACCAGGGATGTAATGATTGACATCCAGTGTGTATATTTTGGGGAAACGGATGGATATGGTAATCGAAATTTTGAAGAAAAAATGAAAGTAGTGGAAGGGCTAAGAGTCTTTTTAAATCAATACAAATTGGCCGTGGGTGACAGGGTATTGAAATTTAAGTATGAAATAAAAGATGCTGACGAAAGACTAGCTGTTTTTCTGACATTTAGGTTTAAGGATGGTGTAAATGATCCTGAATTTGAGGAAGAGCAGTTAAGAGAAGCGGCGGAAGAGCTATTTATCAATGAGGAAAGGGTGGTTTAAATGGGATTACCGAATATTGTTATTGAGTTTAAAAGTAAAGCCTCCACTGCCATTAAGCGTGGTGAGCGGGGGATTTTGGCGGTCATGGTGATGAAAGGCACAACAGAAGGTGAGGAAAAGCTCACTTTGGGTGTGAAAAAACTGGAGGACATTACGCAAATTCCTGAGGGCTTGACGGAGGAGAACAAGGCCTATGTGGAACGTGCATTTATAGGAGGGCAAAATCCTGTAAAGTACGTGCAGTTGATTGTGACGGATACCATTGACAATGGGTTGAAGCTTTTGGAGGTCACAAAATTCGACTATGTAGCGGCACCGCCCACAGTGACGGAAGCAGATGCAACGAAGATTGCGACATTTATCAAAGGTCTGCGAGAGAATAAAGGCATAAAGGTAAAGGCGGTACTGCCGAATACCAAGGCAGACCATGAAGGAATTATCAATTTCACCACAAGTGATATTGTTGTGGGTGAGAATACCTTTTCGGCGGCAGAATATTGTTCTCGAATTGCCTCTTTGCTGGCAGGCACACCGTTGTCAGTGAGTGCAACATACTATGTTCTTTCAGAGGTAGATGATGTGCCCAAATTCACAAAGTCTGAGCTGGATGAGAAAATCAACAAAGGGGAATTTGTGATTTTCCATGATGGAAGAAAGGTAAAGGTTGCAAGAGGGGTAAACAGCCTTACTACCATCGGGCAAGAAAAGAGCGAGGACTATAAGTCTATTAAAATTGTGGACATTATGGATTTGATATACAGCGATATTAAAATGACCTGTGAAGATTCGTACATAGGGAAGTTTGCAAATAATTATGACAATAAGTGCAAGCTGATTGTTTCCATTCAGGCCTATTTAGAAGCCCTACGCAACGAGGAATTGTTGGATAAGGATATTGTTACAGGAATTGATATGGAGGCCCAGAGGAACTATTTAAAGGGAAAGGGCGTTGATTTAACCGAGATGACAGAGCAGCAGATCAAGGAGGAAAACACCCAGACTTTTGTATTCTTAATGTCAAAATATAAAATCCTCAATGCCATTGAAGATATTTCAGTGAAATTTTATATTTAAGGAGGAATGAATATGCCAAGATATGATGAACGGCGTGCTATTAACGGTACATATGGTGAGGTTATTTTAGAGGGTGAATCGGTAAGAGAGGCTACAGGCCTGAAAGCAGAAATTCAACTGGATTTTTTGGATGTACCCATGTGTGGAGATTTGATGAAGCACCAGAAGGTCAGTGGAATTAATGGAAATGGTTCTATCACCATGACAAAGGTAAATTCTAGAATGGGCAATTTGCTTTCAAATATGATTAAAGCGGGGAAAACTCCATCCTTTACGATTATCAGTAAGTTAGCTGATCCGGATGCATTTGGAGCGGAGCGTATTGTATTAAAAAATTGCCAGTTTTCTACGCTTACCCTTGCAGATTGGAGCGATAACCAGATTGGGACGGTAACACAGCCCTTTACTTTCACGGACTGGGACTATTTGGACATGATTGAAGTTGAATAAGGAGGATCTGGTATGAGTATTTTGGAGCGGCTTTTGGAAACAGACGAGGAAAAGATCAAAGCTGAGTTTGGCACGAGATACGAAGTAAAGCGGCTTTCCCAGACATTGGGAGAGCCTTTTATTGTGGATTGCAAGCCATTGACCAATGAAATGGTAAAGCATATTGGAGAAATTAGCAAGAACAATGTCGACACGAAGCTGAATGCCATTTATGAGACATGCAGCATTGAGGGGAAGCGGTTCAACAATAATGCCTTAATGGAAAAATTTAAGGTATCAACGGGAAAGGAACTGGTGCAAAAGCTATTCCTTCCCGGTGAAGTGTTTGCCCTTTATAATTTTATCAATGAAATCAGCGGTTACAGCACCGATGCCATTACCGAAGTAAAAAACTGATATGGGACGGGGATGTCCGTGCTAACGTTATGTACTATGCATGGAGAAAGCACGGGGTTTTGCCGTCCGAAATTTATCGGTTATCAGAGGGGGAGTTGGCTGTCATTGCGGCATTTATGGTAATGGAGAGGGAAAATTGACAAAATAGCGTAAAGCGTGGTAATATTTCCCAAAGGGGGTATTGACCATGAGAAAAATAATTTGCGTTATCTTAGCCATTCTTTTAACAATGTCTATGTTGGTGGGATGTGGTAAAAAAAACGAACCCATACAGGAGCCTGAAAAAGTAGAAGATGTTTTGAATGAAAATCTAAGTAATGAAGAAGAAAAGGGTGAATCATCAGAGAGTGATGAACAGGCATTTAATGAAGATTTGACATCAAGTGTAAAGGCCTGGATGGAGGAGCGGTGCGGCGGAGAATGGGGCGCTGAGTGGTATCCTGATATTATTGATATCAAAATGTTTAGTAGGGATGGAAAGAAATGGGCTGTTATTGAGAGCAATGCTGAGGGCGAAGAGACAAACAAAATTATAGCAGAAACAGTAATGCAATATGAGACATGGATTGATTCGGCGTTTGTCCATGATGATAAAGGCAACGAACTTTATTTTGGTGAAAACCCTTTCAACAAAGAGGCGTATAAATAAAAATGAAAACATATTTGCTTAGAAAGTACATCGGAAACGGTGTGCTTTTTTTGTAGAAAGGAGGGAGGAGTATGTCGGAAAGCGATGTAGGAATTGTATTCAAGGCTTCAGATAACCTTACAAGGGCAGTAACGGAAATGCGAAAGAGCACCAGAGGACTTACAAAGGATGTTGAGGGATATAGAAAAATTGCTGACGATGTTTTTAATAAAAGAGCTGAGGTTCAGTTAGATGCTAAGAAAGCAAAAAAAGAACTGGATGAGCTATCAAAAGCAGTCAAGCGTAATGAAACTGGTTCTGCGGAAGCTTTTAAGAAAAAACAAAAGGAATTAGACGTACTAAATGAGGAATATCGCCGCTTAGGTAAGATTATCAAGGAAGTGGGAACGGCGGAAGATCGTATGGCAAAAGATATTGAAAAACAAAAGGCCGCAGAGGCTTTTAAGAAACAGCGGTCAGAATTGGAGCTATTGAATCAGGAATATGAGCGTCTTTCCCAGGTTGCAAGTGAAGCTTCAAGAGCCCAGAGAGGCCTTACGGACGATATTATAAAAACGAGTAATACCAGTGCCGGTCGGGGCGGGTTGCTTGGAGATTTAGGTGGTGCCGGAGGTGTTCTTGCATCTCTAGGGAAAGCCGGGCTTGGAATGATGCTTAGTAGTGCAGTGCAAAACAGTCTAGATGTTGCAATTAGCTCTGCTATGGGTTCAAATATTGGTGGGGCTATATCAAATGTAATCGGTGGAGCGGCTTCGGGAGCGGCAATAGGAAGTATTATTCCGGGTATTGGAACGGCGGTGGGAGCGGCAGTTGGAGGGCTCACCGGCGCAATAAATGCCTTGGCGGAAAAGGAGCAACGGAAGGATGATTTATTTCGTTCAGAGGTACAAAGTTTACACAGCATGGCCATAAGCGACACGGAAACATCGCTGGAAAATGGTAGCGAATGGGCGTCAGAGAGGGAAAACTATAAACGAAATTATGCTTCTATGACGGATGATGCTGCCGGAGCAAAGCTATATAAGAGTATGATGACTTATGGTGATGTAACACCATATGATACTTCGGTTATGTTGGCAAAGGGGATGGAGATGCTATCCTATGGTATTGAGCGGGATAGAGTTATGGACTTTACAGACATGATCGGCAATATTGCCATGGGTGATGTCAATAAATTTTCTGGTCTTTCTTACGCTGTATCACAATCTATGAATAGTAAGACACTGAACGGTCAGGACAGACGACAAATGGTTGGATGGGGGTTTGATCCATTAGAATATGTTGCTAAAAACACCGGAAAGTCCATGGCGGATGTTATGGATATGATGTCAGAGGGCGAGATTACATCAAAGATGTTAGAAGAAGCACTGAGGACGGCAACCAGTGAAGGAGAACGCTACCATGATGCTGTAAATGCATTAAGTGACACATTCGCGGGGTTGCAGGGGCAACTGGAAAGTGCCAAGAAGAATATTGAAATTTCAATGGGCGAGGGTTACAACGAGACCAGGAAACAGGGAATGGAGAGAGAACTTGAAGCCTATAACGGTGAGATGGGCGAAAAAATGAAGCAAGCGTATTCTATGATAGGCGCCTATGAAGGGGAACTGGAAAATCAGTATCAGCAAAGTATCATTGATGCAGTTACAAGGGTGTATGATTCCAAGGAATACAAGGATGCTATCGCAAGGGGTGATGGTCTGGAAGCGGAGCGGCTGATGTGGGAAGCAAAAACAGATGCCGAAATCAGTTATAAAAACAGTGAGGAGTATCAGAAAAAATTGAGTGCAGAGCGGGATTTGATTGGGCGCATTCAGGAAGAACTAACGGCAAACGGAGATTACCTCAGCCTTGGTGAAGCAATGGCCAACGAGTTTTCTAAAGGTTGGAAAAGCCAAAGATTGGACAATGCTGTTGAGGATATTAAGGTGGCAGGCGGTGGAAGTTTTCTAAATGGGATATTTGCCAAAGGCTATCATGGCACTGCCGGTGGTGCATTGGGTTTTGCAACAGGATTGCCAAGGGTTCCGTCAGACGGCCTTTATTATCTGCATGAAGGGGAAGAGGTTAAAACAACGGTGGATTCCAATAAGGGAGCGGGTGCAAACATTCAGATTGCAAAGATAGCCGACGAAGTTGTAATTCGGGAAGAGGCAGACATTTACAAAATAGCCGCCGCACTTGCGGACGAATTGAAAACTGCTTCTATGGTTTACGGGGGTGAGTAAGTTTGATTGAGTTTTGGTTAAAGAATGAAGCGGAGGGAACCAACTTGCTTTTACCAATTACACCGCCGGAGTATACTGTGGCATATGAAAGAGAAATTGAGGTTATCCGCTCCATGGAGCAGGGTGACATTAATTTATCGGGGCACAAGGTACCACAAAGCATGAATATCAGTGGTTTCTTTCCAACGAGGGAATATCCCTTTGAACGAAAGGCAACCGTTCCCATTAGTGGGGTAATGGATTATATTCATTTGATACAAAAGTGGATAGATAATGATGCCATCATACGGCTGGTTATTGCAGATGAAGGGGGCGCAAGAGTAAACGAACGGTTCAAGATTCAGTCTATCAAATATGGAGAAAAGCAAGAGGATAATGGGGATATTCCGTATACCATGGCATTTAGGCAATATACGCCCCTTACAATAACAAAGGTACAGACTTCACCCGTGCAAAATGCTTCAAGGGAAGTGGGGAAAGCACCGACAAAGCCAAAGCAACACACTGTGGTAAAAGGTGACAGTCTAAGCAAGATTGCCAGGGCAGTCTATGGGGATGCCTCCAAGTGGCCAAAGATTTATGAGGCAAACAAAGCAACAATTGGTAAGAATCCAAATTTGATATTCCCCGGACAGGTTTTTTCCTTGCCATAAAGAAATCCGCAGGCGTTTGCGCTTTTGAAAGGAGGGCTTATGAAGGTTTTACTGATTAAAAAAAGCAGTACCATGGACATTACAGGGGCGATTACCTCCATCACCAATTCGGGGGAATATCGTAGCTGTTGCCGTAGTCTAAGCTTTGGTATCATACATTCCGATGCTGACAAAAGAACCTGGCTTGTGGAAATTAATGTGGGGGACAATATCAAGTTGGAGGATGAAGGAAAAGAAATATTTTATGGGGTGGTATTCCAAAAAACAAAGGCCACAGGGTCAACGGAAATAAACTTTGTTTGCCATGATTATGGAATTTACCTAAAGAAAAATAAAGGGAGTTATATTTTCAAAAAGATGAAGCCGGAAGATATTACAAAGAAGGTATGCGGTGACTTTGGCGTAAAGCTTGGACAGGCGGCAGGTACTGGGGTTCCCGTCAGTCGAAATTTTTTGGGGGTTGATTTATACAGCATTATTATGACTTCCTACACCTTGGCCAATGATGAAAAGTATTACTGTGAGTTTTTGGGGAATGCCCTTTATGTTAAGAAAAAAGGCGCTGTGGAATGCCCGCCTTTATCTCGTGGTGGAAACCTATTGACTACCTCCGTAACGGAAAGTTTGGAAAGCATGGTAAACCGTGTGAGGGTTTATAACAAAAACGATAAGCTGATTCAAGAAATAGGTAATACGGAGGATTACATTTATGGATTTATGACGGAATATATCCGCATCAATGATACAAAGGAGGATTACAGATTAAAGGCGAAAAAAATCCTGCAGGGTGTGGATCGGAAAATATCGGTAACAAACTTTGGAAGTTATGAATACCGCACGGGGAAAAAGGTAACGGTAACGGAATCTTACACTGGAATGACAGGAGTATTTTTTATTGACGAGGATCAGCACAATTGGAAAAACGGAATATACACAAACAAATTAGTATTGAATTTTCAAAACATAATGGATGAAAAGGAGAGTGGTTCCAGTGGAAAGAAATAGTAATCCATTTATGGACTTGGCTGGGGCAATTGGAAAGGGGGGCGCAGGAAAAGGGGCGTCCTTTTTTGTTGGTCATGTTGCGAGCGCAACCCCTTTGGTAGTAGAGACTGGCGATATTAGCATTACAAGAGAGGACATGAAAATCAACCAGTATTTATTAAAAGGCCATAAGAGGCGTTACAGCTTAGCGGAAACAACGGCAACGGGGGTCACTGGGAACCGAAGCGGAGGAAGCTATGCAGAGTCTTTTTCTTCTCACAATCATGATATGGATACAATAGGTATTCCTAATGGGGAATATGCAACGCTAGATGATTTTGCTGTGGGGGAAACAGTGCTTATGCTTTGCAGTGAAGACCAGCAGACCTTTGTTTTGGTATGTAAATTGGAATGAAAGGAGCGGATTCGATGGCAGCTTTATTTCCCTTTTTTGGGGATGGAGTAGAAGCAGGGGAAGAAGTAGAACTGCCTCTTTATGAAGAAGTGGCATGGGACTTTGAAAACAATGTCCCCCGTATGAAGGATGGATCCTTTTATATTGTCACAGGAAACGAAGCCATCAAAACATGGTGCTACAAGGCATTAATGACAGAGCGGTACCGTTATATCATTTACAGCATGGACTTTGGAAATGAGCTGGAGGGAATGATTGGTGAGAGCTTTACTCCGAATTTAACCAAAGCAGAAAGCATCCGTTACATAGAAGAATGCTTATTAATCAATCCATACATCCAAGGGGTTTCCAATGTGGAGGTGAGCTTTGATGGTGGGCGCCTTACCATTAGCGGAAAATTAAATACAGTTTACGGTGAGATGGAGGTAAGCTTTTAGTGTATGAGGAAAAAACCTATGAAAATATCAAAGGGGAAATTTTAAAAAAAGTATCCCTTACCGATAAGCGGGAGGGGTCTTTTGTAAATGACATGGTTAGTGCCATTGCTTATGAAATGGAAGGGGCATATAGCAGATTTGACAAGCAGCTGGGCATTATGTTCGTGAATGATTCTGCAGGGAACTACATAGACAAACGTGGTGAAGAGTACGGCATTGTAAGAAAGGAAGGTACCTATGCCAGAGGGGAGTGTACCTTTATCGGGAACAAAGGGGCGAAGGTAGCTATCGGGGATTTATGTGCAACCACCAGCGGTCTTTTGTACAACGTTACCACCGGGGGGACGCTGGGTGATAGCGGGATGATGGTTTTACCCATTCGTGCTGTGGAAATTGGGGATAAGTACAACGTTTTGGCCGAAGAAATAAACACCCTTCCGGCAAGCATTAACGGAATTACAGCTGTAGCCAACGTGGAAAACATTTTAGGTGGCACAGCAAGGGAAACGGATGAGGCTTTGGCGGAGCGGATTTTAGCGAGACTGCAAACCCCTGCTACCAGCGGAAATGCCTATCACTATAGGTTGTGGGCAATGGATGTAGAAGGGGTTGGGGATGCCAAGGTGTTTCCCTTGGACAATGGTCCGGGTACGGTTACAGTGATGCCTATTACCGCTGAAAAGCGCAGTCCAGGTGAAGAGATTCTTACTAAAGTTACAGACTATATTGATGAGCTTCGGCCAATTGGTGCAACGGTTACAATAATTGCACCCCAGGAAGTTTTAATCAATGTAACGGCGAGAATCAATATTTCTTTGGCAACCACGGTGGCTAAAGTAAAAGAAACCTATGAGACACTTTTGGAAGAATATATCAAGGGAAGTGTTTTTCGCTTATCGGTCGTGGATTATTACAAATGCCTCTCTATGTTTTATGAAATTGAAGGAGTACAAGCAGTACAGACATTTACAATCAATGGAGGAACGGCAAGCATAGCCATAGATGCCAAAGAGATTCAGGTGGCGGGAGCGGTAGTTATTGAGGGGGCGAGTTCATGAGGCTGATTGATTATTTGCCCGAGGACTACAAGAAAAGTGCTGCTGTGGTACAAATTCAAGATGCCATTCAAGGAGAGTGGGACAACCTGGATCAGGCGGCAGAGGCTTTGGAACAGCAGCTTTTCATTGATACTGCTACATGGGGGATTGGATATTGGGAAAAGGTATATGGTATTACATCTAATCTATCAAAGAGCATGAATTTTCGAAGGTCTGCCGTAAAGGCTAAGATGAGGGGCACGGGTACCACAACCGTTGCTATGATTCAAAATGTTTCTGAAAGTTTTGTAAATGGACAGGTGGCCATAGAAGAACATAACGAAGAATACCGTTTTGATATTGTGATGCTTTCGGTCATTGGGATTCCACCGAATATGGAGGATTTACGGGCAGTAATTGAAGAAATTAAGCCTGCCCATTTGGATTACCGTATTGTTATCAAATACAATCAACATCAAGACTTGCGAAAACTTACCCATAAGGATATGAAAATATATAGTCACTTTGCTTTGAGAGAGGAGGCATTAGTAAATGGCTGAGTTTACAACGAATTATAACCTGGAAAAGCCTGCGCAGAATGAATTTTACAATGTGGAGGTACAGAATCAGAATATGGATAAAATTGATGCTGCTTTGGCAGGGGCGAAATTTATTGTTGCACCCACAGGGGAAAAGTATAAATGGGGAATGGATGCAATCGGATTATTTTTAGAGGAGGTGTAGGCCATGGCCAGTGGAGATAAGTTTTATTTAGCGGATAAGGCCACCCTGGATGAGGTGAAAGGTAAAGTAGGAAATACCACGGATACAGGGGGGAGTAGTACCGCCGGAACGGTAATGGCAAAGGAAAATGCCGTTTTGGGGGAAGTTGGAAAAATTGGAGCAACCAATGATGCACAGAGCAGTTCTACAACTACAGGTAGCATTTTTGCCAAGTTAAATTATTTGGTATCCCAAATAAGCCTATATCTTTCAAATATATTCACCCGTATTGGCGCACAAACTGATTCCAATGATACAGGGAGTAAGAGTTCAAGCGCTCACGGAAAATTGAACTGGTTTATTGATTTGTTTGGAAAAACGGATGATACCGGAGCGACAGTAATTACTGGAACGGCAATGGGAAAACTAAACTCACTGATTACACAAGCAAAATTAGATGTATATAAATATATGCGTGTATTTGTTCCGCAAAGTCAAACAGATTATACCCTCCTAGTATTATCGGGCAGAGGGAAGTTTTATGGAATCTATGGTTCCAATCTCTCAAGTGTAAAGTTGATTGTTGATAATGCTGAGTATATTGCTGCTGGATATTCAAGTGGTACACGTTCATTCAGAGGGAGTGTTGAACGAGGCATAGCGGGTTATAATAGTACAGGTTCAGCATATACAATAGATTCTATACCATTTAAAAACTCTCTTGTTATTAAAGTAAGCACAGAAGTGTCTAGTGGCAATGCTGATATAATATATGGTTTATATGAATAGGGGGATAATATGTATTATAAAAAACAAAGAAACGAACCACCTATTGTCAGAACTGGTTGTGTGTATGCAGAAAGCTACTTTTATAATGGATATTTATATTTAAAATTTGCAGTAAACAATATTCCATCAGAGGAGTTGACAGAAATTACACAGGAAGAATATGAAGCAAACAAGCCTGTTATTCCAGAACCGGAACTAGAACAAACGGAAACAGAAATGCTCATGCAAGCAAATACAGATTCAGAATTGCGTGATTTGGTGATTCAACAAAATCAAGAATTGTTAGCACAACAATTAACAGATATTGAGGTGGCACTATTGGGAGGTGGCAGATAATGAGTCCTATGTTTGAGAATTTAAAGCTAAGGTTTGAAAAGAATTTTGTTAGGAAAGATCAACTTCAAAAGTTTGTTGGTTTTGGCAAGATTACCACGGAGGAATACAAAGAAATCACCGGTGAGGATCTAATGGAACAATAATTACATATGGCATTGGGTGGATCGGAGCATATCCGGGTTTTTTTATTGCAGAAAAGGAGTGATTTTATTGCGTAAAGGGGTGAAGTGTGTGGATGCAGTGGTTTTTGGAATGATTCAAGCAGTGGTAACTTCAATGGGAATCTGGTATCTGCAACGCAAATTAGGAAAGCGGGATGATGTTGCCGAAAAGCGGGAAAAGGAACGGGAGGACATGGAGTACAATCTTTTAACGGCGGTGAATGCTTCCATTGCATTAGGGGAAGCAACAGCAAAGGCAGTGCAGCGGATTCCTGATGCACAGTGTAACGGTGATATGACGGCAGCCTTAAGTTATACCACAACGGTGAAACATGATCTAAAGAACTTCCTTAACCGGAAGGCGGTGGAGAAGATTGTCTGAAGGAAAAAAGCGCAGACGTTTTCGTATTAATGACGATACCATGACAACCATTGTGGTGTCGTCTTTGCTTTTCTGCGTTGCGGTGGTGGTTGCGGGGATGGTTTTAGCTTTCTTCGGGGTGGACGTTTCTGCCATTGTAGGGAATGCCTTGACGGTATTTGGTACGGAGCTGGGCATATGCGGAGTTATGACCATATTCAACCGCTGGGCAGATCGGCAGGACAAGCAAGCGGAGAAGCGGCAGGAAAGACGAATGAGATGGGAGGAAATGAAGAATGAGCGAGAACAAAACGAACGAAGCGCAGGGTGAGTGGTTGGAAGGGGCGGCAATATTAAGGGAAAGTACAAAAGTAACCATTCAGAATCTTTTGACAGTGAAATCTATCGTTACAATTTTGCTAACGGTAGTTTTTTCTTATTTGGCCATTGTTGGCCGGATTAGTGGAGAGCAGTTTTTAACCATATTTAGTGTGGTGATTGCCTTTTACTTTGGCACCCAGTATCAGAAAAACAGCGGAGGTGAGGAATGATGAAACCAGTTTTATATATGCAGAGTGATCCCAAATGGGCAAGCTATGACTATTCTGCACCGGGTGAAAAGACCACGATTAAGGCGGAGGGGTGTGGCATTACCTGTGCTGCTATGGTCATTGCAACCTTGGCCGACAAAAATGTGACTCCTGTCATAACAGCGGAATGGTCAAAGAAGCATGGATATAAGGCCAAGGGACAGGGTACATATTATTCCTATTTCAAGCCCCAGGGAGCGGCGTACGGCATTGAAATTACTATGCTAAATAGCGCCAATATTTACGGTTCTCCTGCTTCCAAGTATCATGATATGGCCAAAGAGGTTATTGAGCGTGGTGATTTGGTCATTGCTTGTATGGGTAAAGGGAATTGGACAACCAGCGGCCATTATGTGCTTTGGTACGGTTTGGAAGCAGGAAAAGTTTTAATCAATGATCCCTGGTCTAATAAGCCGGCGCAGACAAATGCCGATTTCAATTTGTTCAAAAGTCAGGTGAAATTTTATTGGGTGGTAAAGGTGCCGGATGAATTTAAGGAGGATGAGGATATGAAAAGATATAACACATTAAACGAAGTACCAAGCTGGGCAAAACCTATGGTGAAGGATATGCAGGATAAGGGATGTTTCTCTGATAAAAACAAGATGGATCTCACGGATGATATGCTTCGGGCAATGGCTTTGGTGACAAGGTATATCGAAAAGAATAAATAAGTTTGAGCTGTCAGCCCCTTGATTTATTCGAGGGGCTTTAATAAAAAAAGAAAAGAAAAAAACAATAAAACAAAATGAGTCGGTATGAAATGTTTATTTATTAGGGGGATGACTTATGGATAGTTTTATTGCTTGGGTAGGCGGAAAGAAATTATTAAGAAAAGAAAT